CATCTGAGGCTGGAACGCCATCCGAAACCGATCAGAATGTCGCTTTCGTTACGGTGAATGTTCAGAAGTTCGCAGGACAGCAGACTTTCTCGGTCGAACTTCTTGACCGTTCAAGCCCTGCATTCTTTGCAGAGCTTTCACGCCAGATGCAGTTCGCTTACGCTAAGGCAACAAACGCTCGCGTTTCGACCGTCATCGCAGCAGCCGCAACCGATGGTGGAAACCGCACCATGTCGGCAGCCAACCTTCTTGACTTCATCAGCGATGCAGCTGTTGATATTTACAAGGAGACTCTCGGCTTTGCAACCAATGTGGTCGTAAGCCCAGAGCAATGGGGCGCAATCATGGGCCTTGTGGATGGATCGAACCGCCCGGTTTATGTCCAGACCATCAACCCACAGAATGCATCGGCAAACCTTACGCCGACCGGTGTTCGTGGCAATGTCCATGGCTTGAATCTTTATGTGTCCCGATCACTTTCGGGTACAGGAGATGACAGCATCATCGTCCTCAACCCTGAGTCTTACACATGGTATGAGTCCGGAACCTTCCGTCTCGAGTCCAATGTCATCGCAAGCGGCCAAATCAGCGTAGCCCTTTACGGCTACGGCGCGATTGCAACCAAGGTTGCCAAGGGCGCGTACAAGTGGATGGTTGCATAACCAATCCAGCAATCGTGGGGGCTAGACGGCTCGCCTAGCCCCCACACCTAAGAAGGGAGTCAGACATGCCAGCAACTTATGTAACCGTTGCCGAATTACGCACCAACCTTGGCATTGGCACTCTCTATACCGATGCAGTCGTTGAGTCTGTCTGCCAATCGGCCGAAGATATTATCAAGTCAAAACTTTGGCTCAACCGCACCAATGTCATTGCCCATGAGGCCACCGGCACGACTGGAACGCTTTATTTCGATACAGCAGTCAGCGATCGCTTTTATGTCGGTCAGACCATCACGGTCGAGAATGTCGCTCCTCATTTCAATGGATCCCAGACCATTACCGCCCTCACCGCTTATTCCTTATCTTTCGTGAAAGCCCAAATCACCACAGTTGAAAAACACACGGTCGTGCCTTACGGCACCATTGTCGTTGAAGGTCAAGTGGACTACTCGACAATTCCTGCAGTACGCCAAGCAAGCATGATGATCGCCACCGACATTTGGCAGGCCAGACAAATGAGCAGTACCGGAGGCATCAGCCCAGACTTTCAACCAAGCCCATATCGCATGGGTAATACCCTCATGGCCCGAGTTCGTGGCCTGTTAGCAGACTACCTAGATCCCGGTGGACTCGTAGGATGAGCGCGATTACTACCCTGCGAGGAACGCTGGCGAGTGCGCTCACCAGCGCATCGGTGTGGTCTGTGTTCTCCTTTCCACCGGCCACGCCGATCGCCAACAGCTGTGTAATTAGCCCGGATGATCCTTACATCACGCCATCCAACGACCATTACATCACCGTTGCACCCATGGCTCACTTCAAGATAACCCTCATCAAGCCTTTGTTCGACAACCAAGGCAACTTGAACGGTATCGAGGATTATATCCTTGAGCTGTACTCGAAGCTTGCCGCATCCACCATCAAATACACCATAGGCGAGGTATCCTCACCAGCGGTCATGAACGCAGCATCCGGTGACTTTCTGGCGTGTGATGTTCGAGTCTCAATCCTATCGAGTTGGAGCTAACCATGGATGAGCGCACTAGATTTCTGGTCAAGATTGGCCAGATCGAAAAACCACAACCTGTAAGCAAGCCCAAGAAGAAGGAAGAATCAAATGGCGATCACGCTGAATAACAAGGTCGGGGTCAAGATTGCTACTGTCGATTTCAGCGATCTCGTCACCGCCGCAACCCTCAACTACGCGTTTGAGGAGCTAGAAGTAACTGCAATGGGAGACACCGGCCGCAAGTATGTCAAGGGCCTTCAGACCGGAACCCTCACCCTCTCATTTCTCAATGACCCTGCAACTTCGGAAATTCTCGACACCTTGCTTACCAACTTTGGCAGCACGGTTGCTGTCAAGATGATCCAAGATGCTTCATCACCGGTTACCGTTGCCGATGGCAACAAGCTTTACACTTTCGACATTTTGGTGAACAACCTGACCCCAATCAATGGAGCAACCGGCGATATAAGCACTCAGGATGTAACATTCACCATCAACGGAGCAGTAACCGTTGCTGATTCCGGTACTTGGTAGGAGATAGACATGGCGAGCCTCAAAATCATCACCAACGATGGTGAAACAACTGAACAAAGAATCACACCGGCCATAGAGTTCGCTTTCGAGCAACATCACAAGATTGGCTTTCACAAAGCCTTCCGTGAGCGTGAGCAACAAAGCGATCTCTATTGGCTGGCATGGGAAGCCCTGCGGCGATCCGGTAAGTCAGTCAAGCCCTTTGGCGTGGACTTCGTGGCAACGCTTGAAAGCGTGGAAGTTGTCGAGGACAGCGACCCAAAATAGACAAGGATTCCGTAACTTATCTGATAGCTCAACTACAGATAGAAACAGGAATCCCGGCGAGCGAGTGGCTGGCCATGGATGAGAGAATCTTCCGGGCAACTCTCGCGTACTTGAAAGAGAAAGCGAGGGTCGCAAAAGATGCCAATAGTAGTAAAAGGCGCAAATGAAACCAAGCGCGCCCTTCGCAAATTCGACCCTGACCTTTTCAAGGAAATGAATAGGGAAATCGGTACAGCGCTAAAGGGTGTGGTCAATCAAGCCAAATCCCACACCCCAGCGACTTTTTTATCTGGTGCTATAGATGACGGTCGCGAACGCGTAAGCCGAACCAACCGATCAAGAGCATTTCCGGTATATAACAATAGCTCTATTCGGAAGGGTCTAACATATTCGCTGGCTCGCAAGAAAAGCGATAGATCCGGATGGACTGCTGCTTACTCTTTGCTGAACAAATCAGCCATAGGTGCAATTATTGAAATCGCCGGTACAAAAAATCCGTACGGCGATCCGGACAGCAAATCAAACAATCCTCAAGCTGGCCGCCAATTTATCGAAGCAATAAATCGCGATGTAGGCCAAATCAAAAAAGTGGGTCGGGGCCGAGGCCGCCTTATGTATGCCGCCTTGGAAGCAAATCAAGGCAAAGCTAAAGCTGCAGTTATGCAAGCAATACAGACAGCGGAAAACAAGTTTAGGGCGGCAACACGATGAGTATCCTTATCCCGATTGTTTCAGAGTTTCAGGGCAAAGGCTTCAAGGATGCTTCTAAGGCAACTTCCGGTTTAGAGCGTGGCCTCAAAAGCCTTGCAGTTACTTTAGGCGCAGCCCTAAGCATCCGCAAGATTACACAATCTTCTAAAGCCGCAGTTCGAGCATTTAGCGAAGAAGATCGCGCAGTCCAAGCATTGGCAATGAATCTCAAGAATCTTGGCATTGCTTACGATGTTCGACCAGTTGAGGATTACATTTCAAAGCTACAGTATGCAACAGGCGTTGCAGATGGTGAACTTCGACCAGCCTTGCAGCAACTTTTGACCACAACCGGGAATTTGGCAAAGGCTCAAGAACTTCTAAACCTTTCGCTCGACATTGCCGGGGGTACAGGAAAATCACTTGCCTCGGTTACTCAGGCTTTGAGCCGCGCTTATCTAGGAAACAACACAAGCCTGATGCGCCTCAATGTTGGCCTTAGCAAAGCAGACCTTACAAGCAAGTCTTTCAATGAAGTGACCAATGATCTCAGTAAGCGTTTTACCGGCCAAGCAGCAAGAGCAGCTCAAACCTATGCTGGCCAAATGGCAATACTTTCAGTTGCCGCTGAGGATGCTCAAGAAACCATTGGCAAAGGACTAGTTCAAGCATTGCAATTGCTTGGCGCAGAAGATGGCATTCAGAGATCAGCAACAGCCATGCAAAACCTTGCTCGCTTCTCAGCTGATGCCGCCTTAGCTTCGGCTTATGCTGTCTCGAGATTGCAAGCAAGTGAGTCTGGTTGGATTGATTTGCCCAAGAGATTATGGCTGTTTGCTTGGCAACCTTTCCTAGAGGATGTCAGAGAGGGCGCGGCTGCCGCAAGAGCCGAACTATTGGGAATGAACCCGGCGCAACGGATTTCTCCCAGAGTTTCTGAGATGGAATCTGCCATTGCCATCAAAAACTGGCGAAAGCAGCAAAGAGAAATTGAAAAGGCAAGAAAAGAGCAAGAGCGTATTGCCAAGGCTGCAAAACTTGCCAGAGAAGAAACAGAACGCCGCCGCAAGATCCTAGAAAAACTCAATAAAGCTGGCGATATTTTAGACACAGAAAAAGCAAGCATTGAGGCTGCCCTCAAAAATGAAAGCCTTAGCGAAAATGAAATCCTGCGGCTAAAGCTCAAGAAAGCATTGCTAAACGAAAATGCAGATAAAGCTTTGGAGTTGGCTGATAAATTGGGTGAATCACAGGCCGAACTTGCCAAACTCAGTTCATTCAAGCCAGCCAACCCATTCCAAGAGTGGGAGGACAGTCTCGCTCGCATCCGCGCTGGCATGGCTTCCATTGGCGCACCGGTGGCATCCATCACCACGCAAGGAACCGTGTCGGGCCAAATGCCACTAGTGCCATCGGTAGTACCACAAGGCCAATCGGGTTTTATTGCCCCTAGCATTACCCAAGATGTGCTGGATGATGTATTCGGTCGCGGAGCAGTCCAAGCCCCGGCAACCATCAACATCAATGTAACCGGAACCGGCGATCTCTCGGACGATACGAAGAAGAAGATTGTGGATACCATTATTGATTACTCAAGCATTGGCTACAGCACATCAGGCTGGTATCGCACGACTGGAAACATTGCGCTGTGACTTATCCCATCACCCTCACAGTTAGCTTTGACTTCTCGTCAGGGCCTAACTTTGACCCACCCTTCCAGATTGGCATCAGCCAAATCGGGATTAGCACCATGGGTGCTGGTGGTACTGGTAGCCAAGTCGTTGATCTCACGGATGAAACCACAGCCATCAACATCCGCCGTGGGCGTGACCTTACCCAAGACCGATTCAACCCCGGGCTTTGCACCATCCGTGTGCTTGACCCTAATGGCGATTGGAACCCACAAAACCCTGCAAGCCCCTATTTCGGGCTTCTACAGCCTCTCAGGAAGCTCAGAATCATTGGAGAGTATCTTGGGGTGGACTACCCATTATTTGCCGGTTATACGACCTCCTACAACTACACCTACCCCAAGAATGAAGAAATTGGCTTTATCGATATTCAAGCCACCGATGCCTTTACCCTGTTCAACAAGTCAGCCATCTCGACCGTTACCGGGGCCACGGCAGGCGAGACAACTGGCAACCGCATCAACGACATATTGAATACCATCGATTTCCCGGCCAGTCAGCGACAGATAGACACCGGCGATATAACTGTCCAAGCAGATCCGGGTGGGGTGCGATCAGTCCTTCAAGCCTTGCAGGATGTTGAGTTCACAGAGTTCGGTGCTGTCTATATGTCGGCTGATGGCAAGGTCATCTTCCGCGAGCGCACCGATGCCATTGACACCCTTGGGCAGGCTCCCACGGTGTTCAACCAGACCACAGGCATTCCTTACAAGGATCTCAAATTCTCCTTCGATGACAAGCTCATCTTCAATGTGGCCAACTTCCAGCGAGTCGGTGGCACGATGCAGACCGTGTCCGACCAGACCAGCATTGACACCTACTTCCCACACGCCATTACCCGGCAAGAGCTTCTTCACGAGAGCGATGCCGACACTCTTGACCTTGCTAAGGCCTATGTGGCCAGCCGCAAAACCACAGACATCCGCATTGACTCCATGACCCTAGATCTGACCACTCCTAACTATTCAGCCGGGATTGTGGCAGCTCTAGGGCTGGACTTCTTCTCGACTGTCGAAGTAAGCAACATTCAACCCGGTGGCTCGACCCTGACCAAGACCCTGCAGATTTTTGGCGTGAATCACCAGATAACCCCACGCACTTGGAACACGACCTTTACGACCGGCGATCCACTCATCACCGGGTTCATCATTGGCAATGCTCAGTACGGTATACTGGGCGTAAGTAACCTCTAGGAGATACAGATGGCAACAGGCTTTCCAGCAAGCACCGGTGATGTTCTCACCGCCCCGATGTTCAATGAGCTGGTGCAGTTCACCATCAATACCCAGTCCGGCGCGACCTACACGCTGGCAAGCACAGACCAGTACCAAGTCCTCATCCTGACCTCCAATGCTTCGACCAAGACCGTCAGCATTCCAACTGATGCCACCACCAACTTCGGCATAGGCACAGCGGTTACAATCATCAACACCGGGGCTGGCCTTCTGACCATCAACGCGGTCACACCGGGAACCACGACCATCACATCAGCCGGAGCAACCAGCGCATCCCCAACCTTGACCCAACATAAGGCAGCAACTTGCATCAAGACCGCCGCGAACACTTGGCGAGTCGTGGGAGCTATTGCCTAATGATTGGAGCCATTCTCGCTGGCGCGTATGGTGATGTTGCACCGCAGGGCGATTTCGAGTCGATTGCCAGCGCATCGGGAACAGGATCGAGCGCGGTTATCACATTTTCGTCAATACCGAGCGACTATCAGCATCTTCAAATTCGCTGGTTGTCCAAATCAACGCTCAACGGTTCTTTTGTTTGGTTGAATTTCAACAGCGATTCGAGTTCTCTGTATGCCAATCATTACCTTTATGGAGACGGCGCATCTCCATTTGCCGGAGCAGACATCAACCAAACACGGCTCAATCTTTACGGCTCACTCGTCACATCAAGTCAAGCAGACACACACGCGGTTCATGTTGTCGATATTCTGGATTACGACAATACAGACAAATTCAAGACCGTTCGAGCATTAGGTGGACAAGATCAAAACGGTTCAGGAGTAGCCTTCTTTTCCTCCGGCTTATGGCGTAGCACTTCGGCAATCACATCAATCACCATCACGGCTAACTCCGATAATTTTGGCACAAATAGCAGGTTTGCTCTTTACGGAATCAAAGGCTGATCATGACCGCGACTTATGAGAATATAGCTACGACTACGCTTTCGACTTCTGCCGCCGATATTACCTTCACCAGCATCCCAGCGACTTACACGGATTTGGTGGTAATTGTATTTGCTCGTTCGGTGGCAACGGAAACTCAGGTTGCTGGATTTATTAGGGTTGGTAACGGTTCAATCGATACCGGTTCCAATTATTCAAGAACTCGGCTTCTCGGAAATGGTTCAACGGCTTCCTCAGCCCGTGGATCAAACCTTTCTAATATACCTTTTGATTCTATTACCGGAGCAAATGCGGCGGCAGATGTTTTTAGCACTACTATTATCCAAATCAACAACTATTCAAACACGACAACAAACAAGACTTTTCTGATGCGTTCCAACGAACCCGGAACCTTCCTGACCGTAGCCGTTGGATTATGGCGTTCGACGAGCGCAATCAATCAAGTCAGAATTTATGGAGACAACTCAGCCAATTTGGCGGCAGGAACTACCATCACCCTCTACGGAATCAAAGCGGAGTAGCTATGCCGGTCACATATAAAAAAATTGCCACCGTTACCGTTGGTTCGGGTGGGGCGGCGGCTATTACTTTCAGTTCAATACCAGCCACTTATACCGATTTAGCGTTGAAATTATCTTTACGCGCTAGTTCAACCGGTGGAGATGCTTACATCAAGTTCAATACAAGTTCCTCTAATTTCTCAAGGCGCGATCTATACGGAAACGGTTCTTCCGCAGCATCGTCCTCCGCTTCGGATAACTACGCAGGAAACATCAATAACACAAACCAGACCGCAAGCACCTTTAGCGTTATGGAAATCTACATTCCAAACTATGCTGGATCAACAAACAAATCTTTCAGTTCCGAAACAAATCAAGAAAACAACGCGACTTCCGCTTTTGCTCGATTGCTTGCTGGATTGTGGAGTCAAACCGCAGCAATAACCGACATTGAAATTACACCGAATACAGGCAATTGGGTTCACCACTCAACCGCAGTCCTTTACGGCATATCGAAATCATAAGGAGACACATGACCACCAAACTCGTCGTAGATTGCTCAACCGGTCTGGTTGAAGAAGTCGCACTGACCGAAGAAGAATTAGCGCAGCGCAAGGCTGATCGAGTCGCGTTTGAGACTGCCGAGGCTGAGCGTGTAGCAGCTGAGGCTGAGAAGGCTGCCAAGAAGGCTGAATTGCTTGCCAAGCTAGGAATCTCTGAGGACGATGCCAAGCTCCTCTTCTCCTAGACTGTGCAAAGCAGGCATCCAGTTACGCGAGCAGCTCGATGACTCGTTCCCGGATCGTAGAAGGCCAGATGGTTGGGTTGCCGATGCCCGGCACTATCGGGACAATCCTTCTTCTGACCATATCCCGGATGCTGAGGGGTGGGTTCGTGCCTTGGATGTATCAGTTCACTTGGGAAGAGATGAGCAAATGCATGACTTGGCAAATCAGCTTCGACTACATGCCAAGCGTGGTGACCGGAGAATTTCCTATCTCATATTCGATGGACGAATTTGCTCTCGAATACTCAACTGGCGATGGCGTAAGTACCGTGGTGCTAATCCACACCGGCAGCACCTCCACATAAGTTTCACCAAGGCCGGAGACAAAGACGGCCGGTTCTTCAATGTCCCAATGCTAGGAGGCGATCTTGTCTAACTATCTCAAGCACCCAATCTTCATGGCTCTCGGTGGATTCCTTGCCGCATGGGCTGGCTCCAACTTTGACCTTGACTACCGGGCGATCCTGTTCGCTGTCCTTGCTGGCGTGTTCGGATATGCCAAGCCAGTCAAATGACCCCGGCCGAATGGGGCGGCGTTCTTGCCGGGATGGTTGCCATTGCAGCCAGCTTTCTGACAGCCCTCCGATGGATGGTTCGCCAATTCGTCAATGAGATTGGCTCAAGCCTTGCCACACGCATCGACAAATTAGAAGCGACACAAGAGCTTTTAGTCGAAAGACAGTCAGCCATTTATGAGACACTTTTATCACAGGGGGTAGCCAATGCCAAAGCCAACAAAGGCACAAAAGGCCGCGCTAAGAAGAAGCAAGGAGCGCGCCGCTAAGCGCACTACGCCACCCTCAAGGCTAGACCAATGGGCTATCAGCCTTTACGAAATATCCCAATCCATGAAGCGTGCAGGCTTCTCTGATGCCACCATTCAAGGCTGGCTCGTAGATCAAAAGCTTCCTGATTGGGTATTTCCCGACCACTTCGATCCGTTCGAGGATGAGGAAGAAGAAGATGACGATTAGGCGCATTGCCTTCGTACCAGATTTGCAAGTGCCCTTCCACAGCGAGCGCATGGTGAATTCCATGGCTCGCTTTCTTGCTAAGTGGAAGCCCCACCGCACCATTCAAATCGGTGACGAGATAGACCTGCCACAGCTTCGAGGGGGCGCAAGCACTCTAGAAGAAGCCATGGGCAACATTGATGATGACCGAGCTTGGACTCAGGAAATTCTTCAACAATGCGGCGTGACCGATGTGCTTGGTTCTAACCATGGGGCCAGAGTATTCAAGAGCCTCATGAACAGGCTCCCGGCCTTCACCAAGCTCCCAGAGATGGCCTACCACCGGTTTATGGGATACGACAAACTTGGTATCACCTACCACCCACAGGGCCTAGGCTTTGCCCCGGGTTGGGTAGCGATCCATGGTGACTCCATACCCCTATCCAATAAGCCCGGCCAAACAGCCCTAAACGGCGTTCTAAGGCTAGGAAAATCGGTGGTCTGTGGTCACACCCATAGACTAGGGATTTCGTCCGTCTCAGAGGCGTATAAGGGCAATTACGGGCGTATTCTGTGGGGGGTTGAGGTGGGCAATTTGGTCGATCTCAGCTCACCGGGCATGGGATACACCCGAGGCTATGCCAACTGGCAGCCGGGCTTTACCGTGGGATACCTAGACGGCTCCAAGTTCTACCCCATCAATGTGCCTATGAACCCGGATGGCAGCTTCGTATTCGAGGGCAAGCGGTATAAGTGATCCATGAGATTATTCCTCTACTTCGTAGCATTGACGATCATATTGATGATTGGGATGCTGCATCCGATTTCGTTATGAAATCGTTATCGAAACCTGCTCGTGACCGCCGCTAGTTTGGCGTAAATTCTGCCATGTCGGAACAAGCCGACAGAATCGGGGCAGAAATGAACGGCGTACAACTGAAGCAAGTAACGATCACTTTTGATGAGAATCAGATTTGCGTACTTTTTACGATGATGAATCAACTTTTTGCCGATCATCCATCGGAAACAAGCCGCGACGACATGAAGCAAATTCGTCGGCTTATCAATGAGGCAGCTAACGAGGTGTGGTCATGACCGCCATGAGCTTTGACCCCATAGCCATTTATTACATTATTGCACTCATAGCAATCCCAGTTTTGGGATTGCTCTACACAGCCATAACCGAAAACTTCTACTGGAAAGGATTTCGTGATGGAAAGCGACTCACCCAAAACAATCACAGCGCAAGAAGTCCTCGATGAAGCAGGGCGCATCCGGGGTGATCGTGGTGCAATCTACGGTCACCCATACATCAATCACAGGCGTATTGCTGACCTGTGGAGCGCGTATTTGGAAGTTCCAATCACGCCAGACCAAGCGGCTATGTGTATGGCTCTGGTCAAAGTCTCACGGTTGGCAGAGACTCCGGGCCATCGAGGTCGTGACGGTTATGTGGATGCTGTGGCCTATTTATCGCTATCGGCCCAATTGGCAACGACAGATCCGAGTGAGTTCGATGCCTATTAGGAAACTGCAGACCAAGCAGGTGTGGTGCTCTATCTGCAAGGAGCAATACCGGGATAACAACACTTTGCACCGCACTCCGGCTGTCTGGGCGGTCGTATCAGAGACACCCGAAAGGGCTGGTCGGACACGCTATTACTGCCAGCCACATGCCAATGAAGCCCAAGTGTGGGAGTCAGATGGCACAATCTGGACATTCAGGCAACAGCTTGATTACGCGAAAGGAAAGGAAACAATCGATGGCATGGAATTTGGACAACTATGAACCTGTGGAGGATAGACTGGCGAAGTTCTGGAATGACTTTCCCCCGGGGCGCATTGAGACAGAGCTGGTGGCACACGAAGGTAATCGTTTTATCGTCGCTGCAAGGCTATTTCGAGTGGATACGGATTCCAAGCCATTTGCCACCGGTCTTGCTGAGGAAGTGGTTACGGATCGCGGTGTCAATTCAACATCGGCTCTGGAAAATGCAGAAACATCTGCAATCGGTCGAGCCTTGGCAAATGCAGGCTACGCAGCCAAAGGCAAGCGAGCATCCCGAGAAGAAATGAGCAAGGTCGCTCGGCTCGATCCCGGGCACAAGGTTGAGCATCCTTGGAAGCCAGCCGAGGCTGAGAAAGAAGTTGAGAACGAGCCTGAGACTTATGTCTGGCCTGATGAGGTCGAAACCAAGGCTTTCAAGGACTCGACCGACTTGGTGAAAGCCCTAGGTGCTGAGGTAGTGGGCTTCAAGTGCAAGCATGGTGACATGATCCTCAAAGACGGCACTAGTGCGAAAGGCCCTTACCACGGTTATGTCTGTGGGGCTAAGTCCAAGGCTGAGCAATGTCCTGCCAAATGGGCCAAGCAAGTCCAAGGCAAATGGACATTTGAGGGAAAGGCCATTGACTGATGGAAGATAAGACAGGACAGCCCAACGGCTACCCGGTTGATTGCAGTTGGTGTGGTGTCCGGTTGGCTAGTTATGCAGGCTTTCGAGTCCAAATGGCAGCGCATGATCCACTTGATTACAACTGGGCATGTGAGCCATGTTACGAGAAGGCTTGGAGCCATGAGTAGGAGGGAGCGCGGTCGTGAGACTGAGAAACTTGTGGCGCAATATCTGGTTGCTCATGGCTTTGAGGGGGCGCATGTCACATCCATGGCAGCTAGTGGTAGTGACATATTGGGCATTGAGGGTCTGGATGTCGAAATCAAAGCTAGAGCCGGGTTCAACCCTTTGGCTGCTATGTCACAACTTAGAGCCAGAGCCAAAGAGACAGGGTTGGGAGTAGCCATCCTGCGTTGCAACGGTCAAGGTGAAGCTTCTATGGATGATTGGGTCGGTGTGGTGCGACTTGCCGATCTGGTCTATTTGCTAAAAGCGAGTGGTTATGGCCAGCGATAAGAATGTCACGCGGTGCATCATGTGTGGGGTCTGGGTGGTCAATCGTGAGATCTGTGAACGGTGCTATCCCAAAGACCTTGCTGCGTAATTGATGTGACCAACATCACAGTCCATATAATGAGATTATCCGAAAGGTATGCGTATGAAACTTGACACAGCGGCTATGCTTAGTCGCAGACCCGAGACTATAGACGCTCGGGCACAAGCGAGCAAGCATTGGGCCGAGCTATTACTATTTTGGGTAATAGTCTTTATTTCATTTATGCTTAGTACAGATATGTCGCATG